TACACCAACACCCGACGCACTAACAGCCTGCCTATTAGCAACAGGCCCAGCAGACTTAAAACTAGGCAAATTGCCTTTAGAATCGACATGATAAAACTTGCGCTTAACGCCTCGAAACGAACGGGGGTAAACCGGCGGCATTTTTACAAATAAGGTAACCCAAATTTGGAATATGGGGTATTTATACCTCCGTCGAACACATTTCCTAATTAGGACAAATGCTTGTCCCGAAGTGACGGGTAATACTGACCGTCACTTACTATAAAAGACATCGGGACACACCATTATGGTGGTCAGTACGCAATGTCACGCTCCAAATACTGGTTATTCACACTTAACAACCCACAAGATGTTATCACCTTTTCCAACTGGAAAGACTGTCAATATGGCGTGTACCAGCTCGAGCGAGGAGAATCAGGAACACTCCATTACCAAGGTTACGCAGAATTCACAAATAAGAAAACCCTTCAAACGGTTAAGACCTACCTTAACACAGCACACTGGGAGCCTAGACGAGGAAGCCAGGAACAAGCTATTCAGTACTGCACGAAACCTGAATCCAGAGTTGCAGAAGGAATACATTACGGCACACCAACTCCAAACCAACAAGGAAAAAGAAACGACTTGGATGAAATTAGACTCCGCATCGAGCGAGGGTCTCCGGAGAGAAATATTGCGCGAGACGCTTTTGGCAGCTGGACTAGATACTTTAGAAGCTTTCGCACTTATAGATGTATGGTTCAACCCAACAGAACCTGGAAGTCTCAAGTTGCTATCTGCTATGGCGCTCCAGGAACTGGTAAAAGCAAGTGGGCACTGGAGAGCACTGCTCCAGAAAATCAATACTGGAAACAAAGGAGCGGATGGTGGGATGGTTACGAAGGACACCCAACAGTAGTGCTAGACGACTACTACGGCTGGTTACCATGGGATACTTTACTAAGACTCTGTGACAGATACCCAATGCTAGTAGAAACCAAAGGCGGACAAGCAAACTTTACAGCTCAAACAATAATACTTACCTCAAATACATTACCACATAAATGGTATAAAGAACACACAGAAAACTGGCGGGCTTTAGAACGACGGGTGGAAAAATGGATCTATTTCCACCAATCAGGATTTACTATTTTTACTTCTTACAACATGTTTTTATCAGCTTTAAATTTAAATAAATAACGGGCCGGGCCGCCCCGGGCCTAAATATAGTCTGTCCCTCCCGCAGTGGCGAGCGGGTTATGATCGCCTGGAGGCGAACCCACTAAGGGGTTAAAAGACTCGTACCGACATCCACCAAACCAGTACGATTAGACGACAACGTATATGTCCGAGTGATATTATAATTAATGATACTAGATACCGCTTGACCAGCAGTACTATCACCAGCAGTATTCGGGGCACCATACAAAACCACGATAATACCCTTCGTCAGGCCTTTACGGGCAATACAATCGCTAGATTCGCCAGAGTTCATAGGTTTCCATGCTTTCTGTTTCAAAGTTACATCCAAAGTTCCACTTGGCTGCAATAAATGCACAGTAGTCTTATATATCTTATACAACTGAGAAAACTGAAGAGACTGATACGGTAGAGCTCCATACGTAGTAGACGAAAGAGTCGTACCACCCATATTACTAGGCGTTTCAGTAAAACCACCAGCTAATAGACCTGAAATGGTCCCATAACTAACAGGAACATCCTTACGGCACACCCAATAATACAACTCCAAATAACACGCAGTAGTTGTTGAAACATTTAAAAACGAAATATCAGCTCTTCCAACATGATAATATGTGTTCGTCAGAGATGTCGAAGTATCACCAAGTGCAGCATCCATAATAGACACATCACGATTACCCGCCGCATTTCCATACATACTAAATAGTTGCAATGGATCGGACAACATAACTTGCGCATTACTAGACGAGGCAACCGTGCCAGTCTGTACCATTAAAATTTTCTGTTTAGCATAACGACTGTCATTCGCACGTAGAACACGCGATATAAACTTCTTGTTCTTCTTAACACGACGTTGAGTCTTCTTAGAAGGACGCTTCTTCCGATACGTTACAGTCTGGTCATAAGCTCTGGATACACCAACACCCGACGCACTAACAGCCTGCCTATTAGCAACAGGCCCAGCAGACTTAAAACTAGGCAAATTGCCTTTAGAATCGACATGATAAAACTTGCGCTTAACGCCTCGAAACGAA